ATGCAGCTATGAAGAAAGAGCTTCGCCTCTTGTCTAGCATCATCCGTGACTACATGCCGTCAGAGTATGCTTACGAGATGGATGGTGACTTTGACCGCCAAAAAGATTTTGACTCTCGTGTAGACGTTATACCTGTGTCTGACCCGAATGCTGCGACAATGTCCCAGCGGATCATGCAGTATCAGGCAGCTCTTCAGTTGTCTCAACAGGCTCCACAGCTATACGACTTAGGCAAGCTGCACCGTCAGATGCTGGAAGTTCTAGGTATTCAGGACGCTGGGGATATCATTAAGCTGCCTGAAGACATCAAACCATCTGATCCTGTTACAGAAAATATGATGATTCTGAAACAAGAGCCTGTCAAAGCATTCAAGTATCAGGACCACGAGGCACACATCGCTGTTCATATGGCAGCAATGCAAGACCCAAAAATGCGGGAGATGGTTGGTCAGTCCCCGTTTGCTCAAGCAATTGGTCAAGCCATGGCTGCTCACATCACGGAACACGTTGCGTTCCAGTATCGCCGTGAGATTGAGAAGATGCTGGGTGTTGAGATGCCAAATGAAGATCAGCCTCTGCCAGAAGATGTAGAGGTTCAAATCTCTAGGCTCGCTAAGGATGCTGCTGAAAAGCTACTTCAAAAAGATCAGATGGAAGCGCAGCAGAAGCAGATACAACAACAGCAGCAAGACCCAGTTGTACAGATGCAGCAGATGGAACTGCAGATGAAACAACAAGAATTGCAGCATAAGATTCAGATGGATACCGCAAAACTGCAGCTTGATGCAGAGCGAATTTCTTCTGAGAATCAGAGAGAGGGCGCACGTTTGGGCGTTAAGCTCGCTACCGACCTTGATAACGCACAGCGAAAGGATCAGGCAGAGGGAGCTAAGTTGGGAATAGAAATAGCGAAGGAGCTTGCTAAGGGAGATGGACGATAACGTATTTACGCTGGTGGGTCGTAAACTAGATGAGTACGAGGACGAATTAAAAACGTACCTCGCGTCTGGTGCGGCGGACAGTATGGAACTCTATAACCGGATGGTGGGGCGAATAGAGGCTCTGAGGTTCATCAGGGATGACCTCAAAGATATTGAGACACGGTATATTGAAAGATAACATGTTCTAGTGTACCGTACCCTTGGGAGAACTACGTAGGCAACTGCGCAGGGTATCTGTGAACCTTTAATCACTGCAAGGAAGAGATATGTATACAGGTAATAAGAAGACAGAGGAAAAGGTGGCCTCTAAACTACCGAAACCACAAGGATATAAAATCCTTATTGGTGTACCCGAAACAAGTGAGAAGACCGAAGGTGGGGTCATAATGCCTGACGGAATGCGTTCCGCAGAAGAGACTGCATCTATTATTGGTTTTGTCATGGAGCTAGGCGCTGATGCCTACGCGGATGAATCTAAATTTCCACATGGACCGTACTGCAAGAAGGGGGATTTCGTAATCTTCCGTTCGTATTCTGGCACTCGATTCAAAGTTTATGGAAAAGAGTTTCGTTTAATCAATGATGACACTGTTGAAGCAGTTGTCGATGATCCAAGGGGGTACGCAAGAGCATGAATCAATTAGCAGAACAAACAGAGTTTCAAGACGAAACAGTCGCTGAAGCTCTAGCCAACTCACAGCCAGAAGAGTCTGACAGTGATGACGGATTTGAAATCGAGGTTATAGACGATACGCCAGAAGAAGATAAAGGCAAGCCTCGTCGCGCCGAAAGCGCCCAACCTAATGTCCCAGACGATGATGAGGTTGAGAAGTACAGCGAAAGCGTTCAGAAGCGTATCAAGCAACTAAAGTTTGAATACCACGAAGAGCGTCGAGCAAAAGAAGAATCTGCTCGGTTGCAAGAAGAAGCCTTACGGTTTGCTCAACAGGTAAAGGCTGAGAACGAACAGCTACGCAAGACCCTCTCAGAGGGTGAAGGCGTCCTTGTTAATCAAGCTAAAGGTCGTGTTAGCGCAGAACTGGATAAGGCTAAGGCTGCTTTTAAGAGCGCCTATGAGTCAGGTGATCCAGATGCGTTATTGGAGGCGCAGGAAAAACTTAACGCGCTCCAAAGCGAGAAGATGCGTTACGAAAACTACAGGCCTCAACCAGTTCAACAGAAGGCACCTCAACCACAATATCAGGCACCTGCCGTTCAGCCGCCTAAGCCGGATAAACGCGCTATGGAGTGGGCCAGCAAGAACGAATGGTTTGAGAAAGACCCTGAGATGACAGGGTATGCTTACGGCCTTCATGAGAAGCTCGTAAAAAGCGGTATTGATCCAAGGACGGAAGAATACTACAATGAGTTAGACGCTGCGGTTCGCCGCGTGTTTCCAGATAAGTTTGGCGATGAGATTATTGGGGAATCTGCACCTCAACGCCAAGCGGGTAACGTAGTCGCCCCCGCTGCTCGCAGTGGAAAAAGACCACGCAAAGTGCAACTGACCTCAACGCAGGTTTCTCTCGCCAAGAGACTTGGTCTGTCAAATGAACAATATGCGGCGCAATTGATGAAGGAAATGAAATAATGTCGAATAGGAACTCACGCACTACAGAGACCCGCGAGTCGGGTCAACGCAAGGTGTCATGGCAGAGACCTTCAATGTTACCAACCCCCGAACCCAGACCCGGTATTGAGTACCGCTGGATTCGCACCGCTACTCTTGGGAAAAATGATAACACCAACGTCTCTTCTAAATTTCGTGAGGGATGGACACCCGTTCGTTCAGAAGATCATCCAAACCTTCAAGTTGTGTCTGATATCGAGTCTCGATTTACAGACAACATAGAGGTCGGTGGATTACTGCTTTGCCAGAACTCAACCGAAAATGTGCAAGCTCGCCGTGAAGCCCAGCTCGATCAGGCTCAAAACCAGATGAGTGCTGTGGACAATAGCTACTTGCGAAATTCAGACCCGCGTATGCCCGTACTAGACCCAGAACGGTCAACGCGATCATCATTCGGCAAGTAACCTGAAGGGGGAGCTTGTCTAACTTAAATTAGGAGTAAGAGAGATGGCTACTACAGCAGCTCCCTATGGCCTACGTCCTGTCAAACGTGCAGACGGAATGCCATATGCTGGGGCAACGTCCCAGTATCTCATCGACCCCGCTGGTGAAGCGACTAACCTGTTCTACGGGCAAGTTGTTCACATCGGAGCCGATGGCTATATCGCCCTGTCAACAGCGACAGGTGCCGATGGAACCACAAATGCGTTCCCAACAGGTACAACCCTAACGGGTTCTCTTGGTGTGTTCGTTGGTTGTGAATATGTCAACTCCTCGGGCCAATTGGTTCAGGCTCAGTATTACCCATCTGGTACGTCCAATGGTGGTGCTATCAAAGCCTATGTTGTTGACGATCCAAACGTACTGTTTCAAGTACAAGCCGATGGTGCGATGGATCAATCTGACATTGGTGCAAACACGTTCTTTGCAGCAGCGCAGTCTACCTCTACTGGTTCTACCACAACAGGTAACTCAACTTCTGCAGTAGACGCTACCACTGTCACAACAACCGCCGCCTTCCGTATCGTGTCTGCAGTATCCCCAATTACGGATGCCTTTCCCGATCTGTTGGTCAAATTCAACCCCGGTTATAGCAGCATGACAAATGCTGTTGGCTTGTAAGGAGGCTAACTAATGGCTATTTCACGCGCCCAGCTCCTTAAAGAGCTATTGCCCGGTCTTAACGCTCTCTTTGGGCTTGAGTACGGCAAGTACGAAAACGAACATGCAGAAATCTATGAGACTGAAAACTCAGAACGTAGTTTTGAGGAGGAAGTTAAATTATCAGGGTTTGGAGCAGCACCAGTTAAAGCTGAAGGCTCTTCCATTTCTTATGATAATGCTCAAGAATCGTTTACAGCTCGTTACAATCACGAGACTGTTGGCATGGGTTTCTCCATCACTGAAGAAGCGATGGAAGATAACTTGTACGATTCTCTGTCTGCTCGTTATACTAAAGCCTTGGCTCGCGCCATGGCATACACCAAGCAGGTTAAAGCAGCTTCGTTGTTGAACACAGGCTTCACCACATTCAACTCTGGTGATGGCACTACACTGTTCTCAACAACACACGGCACTGTGGCTGGCACTAATAACGCCAACCGCCCTGCAGTCGCTGCTGACTTGAACGAAACCTCGCTTGAGCAAGCAGTAATTGACATTGCAGCGTTCACTGATGAACGTGGCCTGTTGATTGCAGCTCGCCCACGCAAGCTCATTGTTCCACCTGCGTTGATGTTTGTTGCGACTCGTTTGCTTCAGACTGAACTGCGTGTAGGTACAGCGGATAACGACATTAATGCTATCAACACTAATGGTTCGATCCCTGAAGGTTACCGCGTCAACCACTATCTGACTGACGCAGACGCCTTCTTCCTGACTACAGATGTTCCAAACGGCATGAAGCACTTTGTGCGTACAGCCATGCAGACATCTATGGACGGTGACTTCGATACAGGTAACGTGCGCTACAAAGCGCGTGAGCGTTATTCTTTCGGTGTATCCGATCCGCTTGGGATGTACGGTTCGCCCGGTGCATAAGTTCAATTGAACTTTCTATAGTTAGGGGCGGTCTTCGGATCGCCTCTTTCTTTTTGTTTAAACCTAGTGTATTCTGTCATTACTAGGGCAAACATCAGCTTTGTAGACAGGTTACCGCCCTCCTGACGTTGCATAGACTACAAAGCGAATCCTTATGCAAAGGGTACTAAAATGGCTTCGACTACATTTTCAGGTCCAGTGACCTCAACCGCTGGTTTTATCGGCGATATCAAAGTTCCAACATACACAGTTGCAACCGCTCCATCAGCCTCTGATGCAGGTGCTGGTACGCTTGTATACGTTTCTAACGGTGCAGCAGGCGCAGCAATTTTGGCTTTCT